GGGACGGGACCGCCGCCCCAATACCCCTGCTCCTTGATCGCTGCCTTCCCCGCCATCATCCGCTCCGTGATCCGTCCGTGCTCGAAAGCGGCGAACGAGGCGAGGATGTTGCGCATGAGCTGGCCGGTGAGGTTCGTCGAGTCGAATCCCTCCGAGACGGAGACGAACTGAACGTCGAGGTTGTCGAGTTCCTCGACTGATTTCACGAACTGCGCCATTGAGCGTGAGAAGCGGTCGACCTTAGTGACGACGACGACCTCAATCTCTCCGCTCCGCACGTCGTCCATCAACGCGCGGAGGCCTGGGCGTCCTGACTCGTCCTTGGTGCCCGAGATTCCAGCGTCCTCGTAGCTCGCAGTCAGTGTCCAACCGCGCGACGTGACGTAGGCCGCCGCTTGCTCGCGTTGTGTGTCGAGCGACGTGCCGTTGGTCGCCTGCTCCTCTGATGAGACGCGAACGTAGACGGCGGCCTTCATGCTGCCGCCTTCTTCCGCTTCGCATACTCGCGGTCGTAGTCCTTGGTGCAGGGCTTGCACCAGGACGCGAGGCCGTCCTTCATGTGATTGTCCTTGTAGAACTGGTCGAGCTTGCGCCGCTTCTTGCAGCGGGTGCAGACCTTCGTCTTTGGCTGTGCGGACATGACGTGCTCTCCTTTCGATCTGTTGTCCATTCAGCCAACATTGTCGGTCCTCTGCGGAGAGATGACAACCACACCGCAGCGACAGGCGAGGTCGTGTCTTGGGCGCTCTCGCGCCTTGTCCCGAGTCCAGGTCGACATAGGGGTGACCCGCGCTCGTGACGTGAGACGACGAGAGCGCGCCTTCTGACGGGGTGTCTTCATCAGAACCCGCGCGCCAACCACGTAGGTCCTGCCTCGACTTCCTCTCTGGGTGCGGGGCGCACTGCGTCCTGGCGCAGAGCATCGAGCACCTGGGACGTCGTGTACGGGTCGCCGCTGGGAGTCATCAGCCCTGCGACGTGCCCCGCACGGACGCGGTAGCTCATCTCCTCGTCCGGGAAGAACTTGACCCACCGCCAGAGCGCCCACGCGCTGTAGACCGAGTCAGTCACGGCGGCAAACGCTTCGACCGCTTCCGCGTACTTCTCGTAGGCCGCGTCAACTGTCGCGCTCACTTCTTCGAGCCATTCGTCCCTGTGCTCATCGACCACCGCGAGCACGTCGGCCTCTGCATCGTCGAGCGCCCGCTCTAGAGCTTCGAGGCGACGGTTGCAGGCGAGTAGTTCCTTATCGATCTGATCGACCTTCGCCTCGGTAGGTTCATCCGCGCCTTCTTTGAGCGCCTTCGCGAGCGCGATCCGGTCTGCTTCGACCGCCTGCTCACGCTTGCGCCGAAGCGACCCGAGCCGCTGCTGTGCTGCTCGCTGCTCCGCCTTCAGGCGCTCGTAGTTCTCCTTCGCCTTCTGCATTTCCGGCCACTCCGTAGGTGGCAAGCGGAGGTCGATCCTCCGTCCATTCGATGTCTCAAAGATCGGCATTCACTTCTCCTTTTCACCAGGTGACGATGCGACCGGGACGCGCGAGCGACCCAGCCGCCTTTGGACGAGGACAGGAGGGGATGCGAATCCCGCCCTCCGTTTCGAGCCAGTCGATCGCTTGCGGCTCGTCTTTCGTGCGACCTCCGAGCGCGTCCGCAGGCACAGCGGACACGGCAAGCGCGAGCGCGTCAGCGAGGTCGTCGTGGACGTTCGGATCTGCGGCTGCGATCGACATGCCGCCGCTTGCTGTGGGCGAGTAGGTCAGTCCTTGCAACTGGCGCAGCAACTCGAGGTCGTCGGGCAGCGCGATCCGGTGGTCAGACAGCAGCGCCCGTAGACGGGAGAAGGCGTCCTCCTTCGACCTCTGCGACGAGTGGACGCCGACGACACGACGACCGAGACGGCGGACGAGTTCTTCTGTCGGCATCGCGCCGACGCCGTTCATCTCCGTGACGAGTGAGCGGACGAGGTACCCGCGCCGTCGAGCTTCCTGCTGCTCCTTCGTGAAGACGGTCGCCCCGGACTCGTGCAGCGTAAGACCGCCGCCCATCTTCTCGACGAGAGGACGCGAGTAGAACGGTTCGCGGAAGGTGAGCCGCCGCTTGTGCTGCGCGAGCGCCGCGACAGTCGCGACCATCTCCGTGTACGGCCGTTGTGACGTTTCGAGCCAGGGGAGGAACAGCACCGGCGCTTCGTTCGCTCCGTAGTCCTCTAGGACGCCGAGCGCGACGACAGCGTGACGGTCGAAGGCGCGACCCCAGTCAACGCCGACGACGATCTCCTCGCCCCGCGCATCCTCGGGAGAGAGCAGACGGTAGGGCGCGACTGCCGCGCGGAGCTCCGCTGGCGAGAACAGCGCGTCCGTCGCTCCGACGAACTCCCCCTCGAACTCGGCCTGGAAGCGGAGCGCCGGGTACGTCTTCCGTGCGTGCTCGACCGTCGCGTCGTCGATCCACGGCGCGTCCTTCAAGCGCCACTGGAACGTCCGCGCCTGCTGGCCCTCCTCGAACCCCTGCAAGGCGTAGCGATAGAACGCTCCCTCCATCGCCCACGGCGTCGAGGCGAGAACGATCCGCGAGTCAGGACGCGCCAACGTCGTCGGGAACGCAGCGCCTAGCAGCACCTCGTCAGAGACGTAGGCAGCCTCGTCGACGACCAGGAGATCGACCGACCATCCGCGAATCTGCCGCTCCGACGCGGGCACCGACCGAATCTCCGACCCATTCGAGAGCAGCAGCAGCGATGCCGTCTCGTTCAGTACCGACCCTTGAAGGAGCGGGTGCGTAGCAACGCTCGTGATCGTGGAGAGGAGACGCTTCGACGCTTCCTCGCCGGCCGATACGAGCATCACCGTCTGCTCCGGCTTGCGGAACGCCCACCACAGCGCAAGCAGAGAGAGGGAGTACGACTTGCCCGTCTGGCGCGGCGCGACGAGCACCGTCGTTTTCGACGAGAGCCGCAGCGCATCGACCTGATACGGCAGGAGGGGATAGCCGACGACCTGCGCGAAGGCAGCAATGTCGTCCCGCGCTTGGCGAATATCCCCCGTCAAAACTCTGCGCCACTCTCTGAGGAGTTGCCCCCGTCCCCCGTCGAGTCGTAGGCCGGAATACCCCCTTGCTCCGACGCTGTGATCCGCTCAGCGAGCGCACGAAGCTTTGCTCTCTGCTGCTCCGAGTGTCCCGAGTCGAAGACGTCCTCGACGGTCAGCGGCTTGCGCAGTCGCGCCGCGAGGTCGTAGGCGTAGTCGTGCAGTTCGGTGAGTGCTTCGATGCGATTGAGTAGACGAGCCAACCGCTCTCTCTCCGTGGCTAGTTCCTGTTCCAGCGCATCGACGAAGTCGGGCACGAAGGTCGGCACGGTCATTCCTCCTTTTTCTCGGCGTCTAGGTCGGCGTAGAGACGCGCTAGGTCGATTTGCTGGGCCGTCACGTCTCGCCCGAGCTGAGCGCGGGAGAGAGGATCGAGACCCAGGCGTGAGCGGGCCGCCGAGGCCAACCGCTCGAAGTCCTTCAAAGCGCTGAGCGCAGGGCGTGGGGTGCCGTGCTCGTCCAGCGTCCCGTTCTCGTCGAGCCACTTCGACAAGACGAGCACGCGAGCCTCCGCGCGTGCCCACGCCCACACCGCAGGCTCGTAGGAAGGGTCAGACAGGTAGCTCACCTGATCCAAGACGAACCCCACGAGTTCGCGAGCAACCGGGTCGACGATCCTCTCCGAGAATGCGCCGTGCTTCTGGGCGAGTGAGTTGCCCTTCGCCGCGATCCGTGGCCAGTTACCCACGATTCCCCCTGGTCCGGCGTGACCTGATAGCGATGTCTTGACGCCGGATCGAGGTCAGGCCACAAGGGAGAGGGACAGGAGCCTCGCGCGTACGCGCGTCGTTTTCTGGCTCCGACGAGAGCGGGTCTAGGGGGAGGGAAGGGGGTGTCAGTCCCACGTCTCGAACACCTGTGACAGCAGAGGAGTCGGCGCGTAGCGCGTCCCGCTTCGATCTTGCGTCCGAACGAGCAGACCCAGCGCCGCGCACCGTTCGAGGAACTCGATCGTCGAGGATGGCGGCGAGGGACGGCGACCATCCATTCGCGACGAGCAGAGCGCCTCGAACTCCCGCCACGTGACGCCGCGCACTCACGACCGCCCCCTCGCGAGCAGTCCGCGAATCAGGGTCGTGCACTCGTCAGGGTCCGGCTCGAACTTCCCGAAGGCAGCAGGGTTGTTCGCCGTCCAGCGGTACGGGAAGCGCTCAGTCCCGTTGCCGGTCATGGTGAGTAG